ACCGAATGCCTCGTCGAGGCTGGCATCTTCCGCAGCGGTGTCTTCCCTGGGAGCCTCAGCTCCCACCTTGAAACCGGTCTTGCCTGTGTCTCTGGCGGTATGCTTCCACTCAGGGTACTTCTTTGCAACTGCCTGCAAAGCCTCGGTGATAGTGATACCGTCACGGTTAGCGGCATTCTCGGCGATGAGCACAGCGTCCTCAATGTACTCTCCCTTGAAGCCTGCATTGTGAGCTTCCAGCTGAGCTTTCAGCCTGGTGTTCTCAGCTTTGAGCTGTTCATTCTCGGCTTTATAGTCAACATCGGGAGCTGTCTCAGGTGTACTCTCAGGCTGCTCAGGTTCGCTCTCAGCAGCATTCTCGGTGGTCTCAGGTGTAGTTTTCTCTCCCTGTGTCTCCGTGGCTTCTGAGGGCGTTTCTGCGGCTGTTTCAGCCTTGGGCTCCTCAGCTTTCTCCCCTGCCTTTTCAGCAGGCTTCTCAGCTTCGGTCTTCTTGTCCTTCTCCTCTGTAGGAGTGGTGTTCTCTGTTTCCATAGTTTACCTCACTTTCATTGGGATATAAAAATAGCACTTGCCGCCGACATTGGTGTCGGTCGCAAATGCTTGTAAGCGTTATTCAGCGGATAAGCCGCTTTCTGTAATAGCGAGATTTGAGTGGAGCATAGCGTCTTCGATGTGTGTCAGGGCGATGCTCTTTTCACGACCATTCGGTAATTTACCGAGCAGCTCTTCTACAGCGATAAGCCCTGCTCTTATCTCTGCACTTAACGCAATTTCCTTTTCGTTAAATTCTCGTCTTGTGTACATATAAACCTCCGATTATACTATCTTCCAGTCCTCTGCAAGCATATCCGCCTGCGAGGCGAGCCAACCGAGCTGCACACCAGAAGTACCAACAAAAGCGATAGCCTTATTGCCGATAGCTTCATGCTCTGCGTTCACGGCATAGCCGTCAGCGTTGATATAGCTGATATTTGAAGCAAGCTCAATGTACTGGTTCTTACCGTTCCAACCCTCACGAGCTGCTTTGTGACCTCTTTTTATTGCGTCAATCGCCTGTCCGAAATTCATTTTACTCACCTTCCTTTATGACAACATTCTCGAACTTCTTGTAAGCGTCGAGATACCATTCCTTCTTGTCGCCGTTGTATGTCAGCTCATAGTACATACCGTCGCACAGTGTACTGGAGATAAGATACTTCCAGTTCTGCAAGGCTTTGCACTTCCAGACCATATAGACATCAAAAGGCGGAACAGTATCCGTCTTGTCGAGATGTGAAAATATATAATCTCTGACTATTTTCAGTGCTTTCTCGTCCATCCCCCTCACCTCCTTCAAATGGGTATAAGAAAACCGCTCTCAGTCGAGGGCGGTTTTCCCTAAAAATTTATTCATATACTCTTTGTGATATTCAGCGTACTCCTTGATAAAACGCTGCTTAATATTGTTCGGCACATCAGGTTTGAAGCATATGTCATAATCTTTTTCTGAATGCACATCGCAATCAGTAAAACCTCTTGCTTCAACAAAACCTTTAGGAAATACCCAACAACCTTCTGCATAAGAAAAACGATCATTAGCCTCGTACATTTATCCCAACTCCCTCTTAAAATAATCAAATATAGCTTTAGAAATTGGCATTTTTGTAACACCAAAATAATAATTGCCAATTCCTTGAGCTATAATTTCATATGGTTTTCGTGTCATACTACCTAATTGCTTTTCACATTCAGCATATATGGCTTCTGCTGAAGTAAAACTCTCATCGAATGATTGTACAAATACTTCAGACATTATTTTATCACACTCAAGACCGAATAAGTAATCCTTTAGTGGATCCATGTCTTCACCGTATTGAATTCCTAACCGTTTCATGGCAAGAATTTTATGAAGTGCGTGTCCGAGTTCGTGACAAGCAAGACTACCAGCATTATCAGCCTCATAGCTGAAATGACTTTCAAAATCCTCTGCAAGCTTTTGGCGAAGTTTATTATAATCTGAGCAATAATCATCAGAGAGCCTAATAACGTTTATTGCCTTGCCGGGTATTAAACCATTCTCGCCAAGATCAGGGCTTGTATCAGCAAACTCGATAGGTTCAACCTGCTCTCTGATAATTGGGAAATCCTCTGCAACTTTATCAACAGCCTCGTTGACATCGTTGATTATTTCTTCTGGTATCTCCGGATTTTTATTTCCTGTCTCTATTATATCAGAATTTGGATATTTGTCAATATAGTTCTCAGGAATTCTCTCCTCAGTATAAGCCCCCTCCGCCTTCTCAGGCTCACTGACTGTAACCTCAACAGCCTTGCCCTCCGGGACAGGAGCGTCGCTTACAAGCGGCTCGGTCTTGTACTCAGGCTTTACCTCGCCCTCGTAGACCTTCTCCTTGCCATCGTCACGCCTGAGAACGGTCTCGCCCTCGTCAGCATTGACCTTGTCGATGAAGTCTTTCAGCTCTTTCTGAGCCTGTCTGAGCTCAGCCTTTGCCTTCCGGACGTTCTCCGGATCCGTGAAGCCCTCGACCTTCCGCTTTGCCCTGCGTATCTCACGTTCCAGCGCTCTCTGCTTCTGTTCCAGCTTGTATCGGCGCTCGCTGTCGGAGTTGTCCACGCTTTCGGGGAGCGGATCACCGTCACGCCACAGGCTTATGCTATGGCGGCAATTGGGATGGAACAGCCCCTTTTCAATTGCACTGCTCAGCAGAGGAAACCATTTGCCGCAGTAGTTAGACTTGCCCCACAGGATTCCGCCCTGCTCCATGACTTCGCCGTCCCAGAAGCTGAACGTGTCCTCGATGTAGATCCTGCCCTGCCACGGCTCACAGGTCTTGCTGCACATACTGTAGCTGCTGACCTGTACTGTGTCATAGCCGAGAGCCTTGAACTTGGCGGACTTGCCTTGCAGCGCTGCTCTGGTAGCCGTAGTGCGGAGAGCCATACGGACGTAGTCTGCGATGTTCACACGCCGTCCGTCCCGGTAGACGATGCAGTTAACGCCATTGTCGAGGAAGTCCTTCACAGCCGTATCGATCGCCTGCTGTAACGTCATAGAGCCGGTACCCATGGCAAGCTGTACGCGGTTCACAGTCTGACGGTAGACGTCGTCTGTGAGCCTGAGTGCTGCGGTCTCGGCGTTCTTCTCCAGATAGGTGATGTCTTCGATGAGCTTGTTCACCTTGGTGGTGTCCACTCCGAAGAACTGAGGCTCCGGTCTGATCTCAGCCGGCACGTCCGGGACAGGCTCAGCCGACGGAATATCAACACCGTTCATGCCCTCGTCAAACTGCTCCTGCATGATCTGCCGCATCTCGGTGTCTATCTGCTTGGTGTACTCCTGCATGATCGCAGCATTCTCTCTGCGGAACTTCTCCAGCGCTCTGAGTTTCTCTGCCTGCCATGCAGACCAGTTGAAGCCTTCCTGCTCCTCTTCTTCCTTATGCCGTCCGAGGTTACGTTTTAGTGACTTCACAAGCCG